TCTCTTTTTTGCTTTCTACCCCTGTCGGGACGATGCCGCTCGACCGTGAGTTTGGCGTTGACATGAGTTTCCTCGATATGCCATCGGAGGCTTCAAAGAGCCTATATGTGGCCGAGATTACGGAGAAAATCGCAAAGTTCATCCCAGAGGCACGGGTCGAATCCGTGTCTTGGGTGGCAAGTCCGGCAGGCACACTAATTCCAAAGGTGGTGATTACAAATGGCAGCGATTGACGCTATCAAAAACACGCCAGAAATCAGCTTTATTGACAACAAAACCATCGACCAAGTGCAGTCGGAGATGATTGCCGACTATGAAGCCTTTATGACAGAGGCAGAAGGCAAGACGGTCACCCTCGAACGGGCAAGCGTCCACCGCATGATTTTGAACGCAGCGGCCGCACAAATCTTCCAAGCACTGCAATATGTAGACCGAGCAGGTAAGCAGAACCTCTTGAAGTATAGTTACTCGGAGTTCTTGGATAACCTCGCCCTGTTTAAGGGCATCACGAGGTTGCCTGCATCCTCTGCCACGACCGTGCTTCGGTTCACACTCTCTGCGGTTCAGAGCGTTGCTGTGGCTATCCCTGCAGGCACTCGTGCGTCTTCTGCCGATGACGTCTTTTTCGCCACGGACGAGTACTCCGAAATCCCTGCAGGCAGTATGACGGTCGATGTTTCAGCCTCTTGCACCGAGGCGGCCGCCAAGGGCAACGGTATCGCAGTCGGCGGTATTAAGACACTGGTTGACCCTGTTCCGTATGTCCAGTCCGTCACCAATACCGTGGAGACGGCAGGCGGTGCAGATGAAGAGAGCGACACGGCCCTTTCCGAGCGAGTATATCTCGCACCTTCGGAATACTCGACCGCAGGCCCAGAGGACAGCTATCTCTATCACGCCAAGGCTTACAACCCTGCAATCGGAGATGTGGTTGCCACATCCGACCACGAAGCCGGAGAGGTCAACATCGTGTTTATTATGGCAGACGGTTCGACACCGACCTCGGCGGTCATTTCTGGACTGCTTGAGTATTTGAGTGACGATTCCATCCGTCCAATGACCGATGTGGTGACCGCGGCGGCACCTGCGGAGGTAGAGTACACCATTAACCTCACCTACTATATCAATCGCAGCGACAGCGCACAGGCGGTCACAATACAGTCTGCCGTTGAGACTGCGGTGAACGACTACATCACATGGCAACGCCGAATCGGACGGGACATCAACCCCTCCAAGCTGACCGCATTGATTATCGCAGCAGGGGCAAAGCGTGTCGAACTGACCGCTCCTATCTATACTGCGATTGACGCAACCTCCGTCTCGGCTCTGTCCGGCGATGCCGTGGTCAACTATGGAGGTCTGGAAGATGATTGATATTAAAAACGGTCTCTTCACAGACCTTCTCCCCGACAACCTCGCAACCCAGAACGAGGTCAAAGCCATCGCTTACGCCATCGGACGGCAGGTCAATGCGGTCTGCTCCTATGCGGACACGGCACGAGTATATGCGGCCCTGTCACAGGCGCCGGAGCAGGTGCTTGATGTCCTCGCAGCGGAACTCCGAACCCCGGCATACCGTGAGGACTACAGTATCAATGTCAAACGGACGCTGATAAGGGAGACACTCACCTTCTATATGAAGATGGGCACTCCTTTGGCAGTAAACCGCATCATTGAAGCCATCTTTGAGACTGGTTACATCAAAGAGTGGTTCGACTACGGTGGCGAACCCTATCACTTCAAAGCGTACACCACGAACCCTGCAATCACGCAGGCCGATGTTGCGGAGTTCACACGGGTATTAAGCACCGTCAAGCGGCTCTCGGCTTGGCTCGATGAGATAATCCTCGACCTGTCCACCGAAGCAATGCAGACATACATCGCCTTCTGGGTGCATACTGGCGATTTTATTCGGCTCAACAGAGCCACTTTGTAAAGGAGGGAAAACACAGTGTTTCAAGCACCAAAACTAACCAGTGTGGGCAAGGCGCTCTATTACGACAATATCAGCGGACAGGGCATCATCTTTACCACAATCAAACTCGGAAGTGGGACGCTCTCCACGGCGATTGCCACGCTCACAGACCTCATCAACACGGTTGTTACCATCGATGCATCGCTCTCCAACGGCTCTGGTACTTATGTGGATATCTCCGGCGCGTTCACCAACGCAGGAATGACAGAGGGTTTTTACTGGCGCGAGATTGGCATTTTCGCCGCAGACCCCAACTATCCCGATGACCGAAGCAAAGACATCCTGTATTGCTATCAGAACGCATACGATACGGCAGACTTCATCCCTGCCGCATCCGTTGAGACGGTGGAAAAGCATATCACGGTGCCGCTCATCGTTGGGGATGCCGAAACCGTCTCCTGTCTGCTCGACCCGTCTCTCGTATATGCCACCCACAGGGACATCGAAAACCACAATGCGGACACCGCAGCGCACAACGATATCCGACTACTGCTTACCGAACTCGATGAGACCTTCGCCGAGCATACCGAGGACACGGATATCCACACGACCGTAGCAGAGAAAGAGGCGTGGAATGCAAAGCCGAACGCAGACGATATCACCAACGCCATTGGAACGCACAATCAGTCCGAAGAAGCTCACTCGGATATTCGCAGGCTGGTGTCTAACTTGTCTGGCGGTGCGGTGATGAAGGCAACGGGAACGCTCGACTTCACTCTCGGTCGAGATGCCACTGGCATTTATGTAGAGTTCTAAAAAACAGGAAGGAGAAAAAGCCAAATGAGCAAAACCTACCTACAAGAAAAAATCACAGGCACGGAGGGGCAGGTCGTTGTCATCAACTCGGCCGGCAACGCCGAAGCGCAGTCAAAGGACTTCGGATTGAAGCCTCGCCTGTCTGTAACTGTTGAGAGTGGTGCTCTCGTCACCGTTTCTGGTGGCGGCAAGTCCTATCAGCAGACATCGAGCGGAGCGGTTCTCAATTTCGATGTGGACGGTTACGGCACTTACACCGTACTGGCCACCAAGAGCGGTGCCGCAAGCAATACTGTCACAGTCGAGGTCGATACGGTGCAGATTTACGAGGTCACATTGACCTTCTTCTCTGCGACCATCAAGGTAACGGTCGACAGCGGCTCAACGGTAACCCTTGAGAAGGGTGGCGAGACGCAGACCGCAACCTCCACAGGCACGGTCACCTTCACCGTATCCGAGACGGGTACATATACCGTCACATCCTCTCTGAACGGGCAGACCGCAACCGATACGGCCACCATTTCGAGCAACGGACAGACGGTCAGCGTCACCCTGTCCTACTATCACATTTATGGCGTTCAGTGGGACGGCACAAGCACCACCACTTGGAGCAGAACGGACGAGGCGGCCAATTTCACCGACCCCGTTCCTTATTTGAGCGGAGCGTCCTCCTACGGCTCACCGTTCGACACGCTCCAACCTTGGGCAGGCATGGTGCGTGTCACCGATGCCACCGCAGGTGAACTGGTGGCAATTCCGAAGTTCTGGTACAAGTGGACGCGCTCCGGCACTACCATGAAGCTTCAGATTGCTGATAAGGCCGTGGACGGTTTCTCCGTATCTCCTGCCCACATGGACAGAGGGGATGGCTCTGGCGAAAGAGATATCGTCTATGTCGGACGCTATCACTGCAACTCGTCCTATAAGAGCGTGACAGGTGCTTCGCCGAAAGCAAACATTACACGAGCAACGGCACGAAGCAGCATCAGTGCCCTCGGCAGTGCGTATTGGCAGTTTGACTACGCTATGCTCTGGACGATTCAGATGCTCTACCTCGTGGAGTATGGAGACTGGGACAGCCAGACCACCATCGGCTACGGCTGTGGCAACAACAGTGCAGCACAGTCCGTTGGTGCGTCCGACAGTATGCCTTATCATACAGGCACAATGCAGAGCAGTCGCACCACCTACGGTGTCGGATGTCAGTATCGCTATATTGAGGATTTGTGGGGCAATGTCTATGACTGGTGCGATGGCATCTATTTCAACGGTTCGACCATCTACGGCATCTTGAACCCTGCAAACTACTCGGACACGAGCAACGGCACGAACATCGGAACAAGACCCACTTCGAGCAACTACATCAGCGCATACAATACGCCGACAGCGTCCGGCTTCGGATGGGCACTCTATCCTTCCGCTGTGTCGGGTAGTGCAACGACCTATGTATGCGACTATTGCAACTACAACTCCAGTGGTGTCGTGTTGCGCTGTGGTGGTGGCTACAGCCAGGACCAGTACCGCGGCTTGTTCTTCTTGTACGGTTGCAGCACCGCTTCGAGCGCGGACGCCAGCATCGGCTGCCGCCTCCAAAAACTCCCTTAAGGGGGTTCGCCAAGGGGGACGCATCCCCCTTGGCATATAAACCATCAGATTAAATCCAACTTTGGGGCTACTGTACCAGTAGTCCGATGTTCTCTCC